AGAGGTGAACGCAATCGACTCATACTCAGCATGAGCTGGGCGTTCCGTGATGTATGGGAAAGTTTATACAGCCCAATCAATGTGTTGTTCATTGATGAGGTAGTGGATTCGGGCATGGACACACAGGGTGTTGAAAATTCATTAGCATTGCTGAAAAAAATGAGCAGAGAACGCAACAAATCAATCTGGCTTGTGAGCCACAGAGACGAATTGGCTGGTCGTGTGGAAAACATACTGCGTGTGGTCAAAGAGGGAGGATTTACTTCCTACAACAACGATGTAGATATCACATAAATATTCGGAAATCAAGAAAATGCTATGATACCGACCATGTCAATCCCTGATTTTTTGACTGCGCAAGAAGTTGAGTTGTTATTAGATCACTTTGACCGTTGTCCCTATGCTGTAGAAAACACAACACAACATCAAAATAAAACAATCATATACAATCGTCATAAAAACAGCGATTATAATCTTGAGGGTAGTTTGGTCAGAGAAATTATATATCCTAAACTAGAAAAAATAATAGGCCCTCACATGATGGACAATGGCTCCTTACTAGAGAGCCATTATCCCTATCCCATCCATGTTGACTCGCATCAAGACTCAGCAAAAAATAATTTTTATTGTCATTCTGATACCTATCAAAATCAGGCAGTGTTAATAAGTCTCAACGAGGACCCTTGTTTTAGAACCGTTATGTTTGAATATTTCGCGGATCTACTGGATTACAGTACAGCGCCCACCGGCGACGGCACGATCACTGATACCATACAGGACCCCAGGTACGATGATCTGGATCTCAGTCATCTGTCAGACAGTAATATCGAATTTATAAAGAATATCAAAATTGCCTCTGTGTATCATTGGAAAATTGGTTCTGCGCTGCTATGGCCAAGGAACCAGTTGCACATGTCGACCAACTTTTATCATTCTGCCAAACAAAAAAAAGCCGTAGTAATCTTTTGTTAGAGACCTCGTCATGCCCGATCTTTTGATTGCCACTGTGCCATTTACATATACCTTTGGCCCGTCATTGGCTCCGGCCTTGTTGAAATCCTGTGCACAGCAGGAAGGGCTGACTGCACAGGCCTGGGACTTGTCCGCTGAATTCAATGCAAGTTTCAAAAATCACCCGCACTACAGAGATATCACGACATGGTTAGGTGCCCCAGAGTTATCTCTTGATCCGGCTGCTGCGCAATTTTACTTTGCAGTGGTTAAACAATTTGCGGATCGTATCATAGCAATCAATCCAAGGTACTTGGCCTTAAGCATCTTGACACAGAACAGTCTGATGTTTGCCGAAGATCTGTGTTATCATGTCACTGTGCAAAACCCAGATATAAAGATAGTACTGGGTGGGTCTGGGCTAGATATCTTGCAACAGGATTTCAATGCCAGATGGTATGATCTCATGCTGGATTCTGGTTTGGCCGACACAGTGATCATAGGTGAAGGCGAAAAATCACTGGCACGGGTAATAAAAAACAATGTGTCGGGTGTGGTCAACGTGCCTCAACTCACTTCTCAGGATCTGGATTCTGTGCCATTCCCTGACTATAGCGACTATGATTTTTCTTTTTACCATACAGAAGCAGAAACTTATTGGCTGCTAAGAGAAAAAGTGAGGCAAGGGAATGAACACATTTTTTTAATCACTGCCAGCAAAGGCTGTGTCAAGGACTGTTCATTTTGTGACGTTGGTAGAATCTGGAGCAAATTCCGATTTCGCAGCGGTGAAAGAGTAGCTGAAGAGATATTGTATCTGCATCAAAGATATGGAGCAAAATATTTTTCCTTCACCGACAGTCTCATGAATGGCGCGCTTAAACCTTATGCAATTATGAATGAGATCTTGGCAGAGCGATTACCAAATACTGTGAAATACGATGGACAAATTATTTGCCGAAGCCAGAGAGAAATGCCGGAAAGATACTTTGAATTCATGTCTCGTGCAGGCTGTCATTTTGTTAGCATAGGCATGGAAAGTGGCAGCGAACAAGTGCGCATGCACATGGGGAAAGGTAGTAGGCAAGAGGATGTCCATTACACAACAGGCATGTTGATCAAACATGGCATACGACAAGGATGGAATATCATTGCTGGATATCCCACAGAAACCGATCTCGATTGGCAACAAACTATGGATCTGATCAAGTATTGGTTACCAAGATCAAATGGTCTTATACAGATACAGCCCATTGATACGTTCCAGATGCTGGCCGGAACGCCCATGACAGAAACTGACCTTTTTCATGATCTAGATATCAAGACTGAGATAATCAATAACTACTCATCGTTTGCGTGGACCACCGGATCCAATGCGGGGAACACACCTGAAACACGTGCAAGGCGCTTTATAGAACTCTGTGATTATCTGTTGACCTTTGATCCAGTGTTTTATCACTCTGTCAAGAACAAAATCGATCGGGTCAATCGGCGACTGTCATGGTACAAAGATGCAAAATCACACAAAAAAATCTTCCATATATCTCAAGCTCAAAATCAAACGCACGCCGACTAAGACGCCAGATTTCATCGTGAAATTCAACGGTGTTGAACAGTCTTATGCCAGCGCACTTGATATGACTTATTGCTACCACATGGATGCAGAGTTTGGATCAAATTGCCTCACTGTTGAATTTGTGAACAAAGAGCCCGGCGACACAGAGATTGATGCAGCGGGTAATATCATCCATGATCTCGCAGTGGAATTGGATGAATTATACATCGATAAATTTCCTGTGACTTCGTACCTTAAAGAGCAAGCAATTTATGTTTCTCACAACGGCACACGAGAGTACACCCATGGTTTCATGCACATGAACGGTGTGTTGACTCTGAATTTTTTATGTCCTGGTTTTTATTACATCAAAAAACATAAGATAATGGCGAATCACTGATTTGCATCGCAATGGCAAAAGAGAGTAAAATTATCATGAAATTTGACTACTCAACTATCGACGAGTATCAAATTGAACTTACTTCTTACTGCAATGCTGCCTGTCCCCAGTGTCCAAGGAATGATCTAGGCACAGGTATCAATCCCTACATGCCACTCACTCATCTTTCTAGATCTGTCATTGACTCTGCTTTTACCACGGAACTTTGTCAGCGTTTACGACAGATATTTTTCTGCGGAAGTTACGGCGATCCTATCATGCATCCTGATTTCCGAAGCATACTGCGAGATTTTCGAAGAAAAAATCCCACATTGTGGCTTTATTTTCATACCAATGGAGGTGTACATGAAACAGATTATTGGCAAGAAATTGCAGAGATATTAGGAGGTCATGGTCAGATAGATTTTGGAATCGACGGGCTAGATGATACTCTACATCTCTATAGAAGAAATGTAAAGTTTGACAAAGTAATATCCAATGCACAGGCTTTTATCAATGCTGGCGGTCGAGCACAATGGAACTATATAGTGTTCCAACACAATCAACATCAGGTCGAAAAAGCAAAAGCGTTGAGCCGAGAAATGAAGTTTTTTAATTTTTTGCCAAGACGAACTGGTAGATTTTTTCATCACGGACGAGAAGAAGAATTATCAAATTGGCCTGTTTACGATCGTCGGCAAGAAAAGCCCGTGTACTTTTTAGAACCTCCCAGTGATCCGGAGTGGCGAAATGCTAGTACTAGTCGATTACCTCTGCTCAAGAATCAATATAAAGATCTTGCTGAGTATTTTGATACCACCTTGATTCAATGCGACGCACTGGTGGGTAAAAAAGTAGCCATCAACGCCGAAGGATTAGTATTACCCTGCAACTTTTTCAATCACAATCTTTATGATGCTAGATTCTATCAAGATCTACTTCCAGGATCAAATCGGCTGCATTCTGTCAATGGTAACAATCAAGTAAGAATGTTCTTGGAAAAATATGGATTAGAAAACATCAATCTTCATCAAAAATCATTAGAACAAATATTCGAGTGTAAAATGTGGGAGGATCTTGTCCATAGTTGGAATCACAATCGAGAACAAGGTCGTTTGTTTGAATGTGCTATGACTTGCGGAGAGAAATTTACCAAAGTTTGGGATCAAGGAGGAAGTATAAAATGAAAATGCTAGTAACTGGCGGTAATAGAGGTCTGGGTTTATTTTTATGCCAACATTTTGGGGCCGAGAGTATAAGTCGCGCCACAGGATTCGACATCACCAGAGAGGAAGATCAAAAACGCATCGCAGATCTGAGTCAGGAATATGATGTGTTTGTCAACAATGCATTTGATGGGCCGTTCCAGGAAAGTTGGGCAAATTTTGGTCAGACCAATCTATTGTGGAGCGTAGCCGATGCGTGGCGACAACAAAACAAAAAAGGTTATATCATTAATATTGGCAGTGTGGGCAGCGAATCAGTCACTTCGCCGGATCCCCATTGGGAAACCTATAGGATCAGCAAGTGCGCACTCAAAGCTCATAGTCGGCAATGGACCAAAGCATTCAAAGAAAATCAAGTCCTGTTCCGTACCAGTTTGCTTACCCTAGACAGATTAGACACAGAACTCAGTCGGGGTCGTCCAAACTGGACAGGCAATGGTATAGAACTCATTGATGTGGCAAGATATATAGAAATGTTGCTTGACCTTAAATCTAATACCTGCATTGAAGAAATCATAAGCTGGGTAAACTTTGATCATAAACAACAATGAATGACTTGGCTTTACGAATCACAGGAAATCTCAGAGATACCCGAAGAATATGCTGGTTTTGTTTATCTCATAACCAATAAACAGACCGGTAGGATGTACATTGGCAAGAAACTCAGCAAATTTAAAAAAACCACATACAAGACAATAAAACTCAAAAACGGCAAGAAGAAACGCAAGAAGATACGCGGTACCATAGATTCAGATTGGCAGACATATTACGGCAGTTCTCCGGAGTTATCTCGAGATGTTGAACTGCTAGGCACAGAAAATTTCACACGCGAAATATTATACTACTGCAGGAGCAAAGCTGAATGCAGTTATATAGAGGCTCGCGAACAATTCTCCCGCAGGGTACTTGAATCAGACGAATACTACAATGGTCACATACAGGTTCGGGTACATGGCTCACACATCAAAGGCAAACTAGGTATCAACGGCTAGCACAGGCCAACATCGTGTGCTCTAGATCTGGATCTCTGATCACAGCGACGGAAGTCCCATCGTACCCATGGGCACTCAACCACTACCCGCGAGGATGATGATCACTTGTAAGCCCTGTGATTTGGTTGTTGGAAAAAGATTAAAAGGCAAAAAGAGGGGAGAAAAACCCCAGGCACCCAATCTGTGATAGCGTACAGATCGTGTGTTGCCGTTGTGATAAGACGGAGTGAGCAGGTACCGGACAACCGCCTGCGTGGAACAAGTCTGTTCTGTAGCTCTAACGCTGTGTGACTGCGCCACTCGGATGATGCAGATATTCTTGGCCCGGCAACGGGCTAAGTGTGACCACTTGATCTGGATGATAACGAATCTTTCGCTTCGCTCAGAAAAGAAACAGTTGATGAGTGAAACGAAATCAACAGACTTGCGGAGCAAGTCTCTTAAAAGAAAGGCAGTCCGCTCTTCTTGGTCGTCTCGAGATTGTCTTTGATGATCTTGGAAACGATTTCTCGTTCCCCATGACTGAGATTCATGGCTTCGGTGTAGGTAAGACCGCCGCGCATGTACCAAATCATTTTCAGTGCTTCTTCTCTTATGGTGTTAGACTCCTGATCCATGCCGTCCACGAGAGTGGAAATGCGGTCAGAATCCGAGATCAGGAGCCGGACGCGAAAAAACGCGCCATATCCATGGTGAATGCTTGTTCGTATTCATTCAGGCATGCGGCACATTTCATTTTCAGTGGCTGCAGTTCGCTGGCTTCTCTGAGAGCCACAGCGTGATCTTTGATACGATTGAAGATCGTCCGATCGCAGTTGGTCATGAATTCCAAAATTTGATCGGATTCTTGCACTACCGCAGTGGGCGTGCGTATTTCACTGATGCTCTGGCTGAGCACTACCACAGTGGCCTCGACCATGGTCTTCATCACCCTGTTGAGTTGGGCCACTTTGGCTTCTTCGGGTGCGTCAGCGTCGCTCATGATCTGCATGGTCTTCTGCTGTTCAAACTGTACCAAGCTGTTGGCTGTGATCTCGCGATAGTTCAATGGTCTGAACGCTATGTTGAGATCTCCCAACACTAGGTTCTTGCTGTAATCGCCAGAACGGATTTTGTCAATCACGGATCTTAGATCAAGTCCAAATGCTGCTTCGGTTGAGCACTTAGGGCAAGTGGTATCTATGTCCATGCTGTGTCCATAACTGGCTATCCGTATGGCCACTAAAATAGAGTCAAGATCGGTGCTGGGCACGGCCCAGGCATCTAGGATGTTGGGCACACAGCTCTGTATCACTGACACTGTGCTCTCACCGTTGAACAAGGCATCTGGAGTGCGATAGGTTATCTCGTCGATGGCAGTCATGGGATACACCGGCAATTCTCCGTTGCTGGGCATGTCTAGACTGCCTGCAGGCCAGCCGCGACCGCCACTGGGCAACTTGATGTAGATGGCCGGCTGCCGGAAAAACTGGCTAAGAGGGTTGGTATTTTTGGACATTTTGAACCTGGTAAATAGATAACTTACTTATAGGCCAAGTTTTCCCCTGATCAAAAAGCATGGACGAGCGCGAACTACAACAACTATTTGAAAAACTCCAGTCTGGTGTGCAACTCACCGACGAGGAGATGCGCAAACTTGCCCGCGACACTTCAGCCGTGGATCGAGCCATGCAGACCATGGCCAAGAGTTTTGCTTTCCTTGGCAAGCAAGCCCTGGATGTGGGCAAAAAGCTCTATCAAGGCGAGCAAGGTGCGTCAGTCTACAATGACGCCATTACCAACTCTGCTGATGCGCTGGGCAATTTTCTCAGTGTTCTGGGACCTTTGGGCAAGGTCATGGGGTTCTTGGTCAAGGCCTTTGGTGGCTATGTTGCTGAAACTAACAAACTATCAGATCGACTCTACAAGAGTTACCAAGGCCTAAGCAAAGTAGGTGTCACTGCCGCTGACGGCATGATTGGCTTGGCAGAATCTGCCCAGAGGTTAGGCTATGGTCTAGACGATGCTGGCATAGAAAATTTTGGCAAGTTGATGAAAGCATCGGCACAGGACCTGGCCTTGCTGTCGGGCTCCGCAGTCAAAGGTCGCCAGGATTTCACTGAATTTGCTGGAGAAATAACCAGAGGACCCACAGGCCGGGCCCTGATGAACATGGGCATGTCCGTGGAGGACATCAACGAAGGTCTTGCATCCTATATAGGCTTGCAGGCTCGTGCTGGTACAGCACAGAACAAGACACAGGCACAACTGCAGGCTGGTGCTGCTGCCTATCTCAAAGAGATGGATGCTTTGACCAAACTCACTGGTCTCCAGAAAGCCGAACTAGAAGAAGGTATCAACAAGGCCCGGGCTATTGAAGCCTTCCGGGCCAAAGTCGAAGATCTGCGAGCCCAGGGTCGAGAAAAAGAAGCCGATGAGATGGAGAAATATTTTGCTGTGCTCCAGAAACAGGCTCCTACTTTGGCCCAGGGTTTTGCTGAAGCAGCATCAGGGCTCATAGTCAGCGACGCAGGCCGGCAATACTTTCAAGCCATTGATTCTGGTGCCGGCATAATAGACAAACTCAGCACCGGTGCTATCAATGCCACTGGTGCTCTGCAGGCCACTTATCAACAAAGCAAGCTCAGTGAGGAACAGTTCCGTAATTTGGCCATGGCCATGGGATCGAGCAATGTTGTTGGCAGTTATACAGAGCTAGCGGATCTAGCCAAGCGTGCCGGTGTTGACATGGAAACCGCGGCGCAGTTTGTGAAAGAGCAGCAAGATGCACAGGCCAAAGGGCCCGGGGGTGTAGCCGCACAGACTGACATGCGCCGTGCCCAGATGGATTCTAGAGACAGCCTGCAAAATCTCGTCAAGGCCGGAGTAGTGCCTGCAACTAATGCCATGAGCGGATTAGCCAGTGTCACAAGCAAAGTAGTGACTGCTTTGGGTGGCAAGGTCGCAGGCGGTTTTGGCGGAGGTGGAGGCGCAGCAGCCGGTGGCGCTGGAGGTGGCGGCGCAGCAGCAGGTGGAGGCGCACCTCCTACTACACGAGTTGGTGGCGTTGTTGGTGCCATCCGCGACTTCTTCACTGGTGGTGGCGGCGGGCCCGATGTAGCCGGTTGGGAAGATTACATCAAGTTCACTGGCGGCACTGGATCTTTAGAACATTTCAAAAAACTTGAACCCAGAGTGCAAGAAGCATTTGCCAACATGGCCCAAGAGTATTGGAACATGACTGGACAAAAACTCCAGGTCAATTCAGCATTCCGCAGTCCCGAAGAGCAGGCGGCTGTGCAATCAGGTTCCAACCCCAAAGCAGCCCCGGGCATGAGCCTGCACAATCAAGGTCGCGCCTTGGACATACAATCTGCACAGGCAGAATATCTCTTGGGCCAAGGTATGCTTGACAAGTATGGCTTCAAGTCAGGCACGACCTTCAATGATCCACCGCACATCTACATGCGGGACGGTGGTATAGCAGCCGGCCCAAAATCTGGATACGCAGCCACCTTGCACGGCACAGAAGCCGTGGTTCCTTTGCCCGATGGCAAGACCATACCCGTGACCATGCCTGGCTATTCTGACAGCATGGGTGAGCAATTGGGTGTCATGGGTGCCCAATTGGCAGCATTAGAAAGCATTGTTGCTGCCATGCGCGATCAGAACACCATAAGCAACAAGATCCTTCAAGCAACCAACGCCTAGCGGTAAATATCCTACAGAGGATCTCTCATGGCTGAAGAACAAAAAGGTTGGAAAAAATATTTCAAAGTCTCGAATCTAAGTGGACAGATGAGCCCACTCAGCGGATATGCTTCAGATGGGCTACCGGGCTATGGACGCAACGACGGTCGCGATACACCACCGGGCAGCAACAACCCTCTGGCAGGGCATGCAGACATCGTCTACCGCAACTATGCCAGCCGGTTGCCCGAAGTTTACATCGGCCATCCCAACAGAATCGAGCGGTACAATCAATACGAAGCCATGGACATGGATTCGGAAATCAATGCCTGTTTAGACATCATTTCAGAGTTTTCCACACAGCCCACACCCAACGAAAATGTGCCTTTTTCAATCCAATATGCAGAGACTCCCACTGACAACGAAGTAGAGATCATCCGCAAACAACTGCAACAATGGGTGAAATTAAACAAATTAGATCAGCGCATTTTTAAGATTTTCCGCAACACCATCAAGTACGGTGATCAAGTCTTTGTGCGCGACCCTGAAACATTTGAGATGTACTGGGTGGACATGACCAAGGTTGCAAGAGTCATAGTCAACGAAAGCGAAGGCAAGCGCCCTGAGCAGTATGTGATCCGTGACATAAATCCCAACTTCCAGAATCTCACTGTGGCCAGCAAAACTACCACAGATTTCAATGTGAACCCGCCATCGGGCGCTTATCTCGCACCTTACAACTACACCCTGCCCAATTCTGGATCGCAAGGTGCAGGTCTCAGCAGATTTGCCGCGGCCATGAACGAGTCCGTGATCGATGCCAAGCACGTGGTTCATCTCAGCCTCACAGAAGGTTTGGATTTCTATTGGCCTTTTGGGCAGAGCATCCTGGAAGTGATATTCCGTGTGTTCAAGCAGAAAGAACTGCTGGAAGATTCGGTGCTGATCTATCGTGTGGCCCGGGCACCAGAACGGCGCATGTTCAAGATCGATGTGGGTAACATGCCCAGCCACATGGCCATGAGTTTTGTTGAACGAGTAAAAAACGAGATACATCAGCGTCGCATACCCAGCCACAACGGTGGGGGATCTGGACAAGGGCATCACATCATGGATGCCAGTTACAATCCACTCAGCATCAACGAAGATTACTTTTTTCCGCAGACCGCAGACGGTCGAGGATCATCAGTAGAAGTCTTGCCCGGCGGTTCAAATCTTGGCGAGATAGACGACTTAAAATACTTCAACAACAAGATGTGCCGTGGACTGCGTGTGCCTAGTTCCTATCTGCCCACCGGGCCCGATGATTCAGATCGCCCCATGAGTGATGGGCGTGTGGGCACAGCTTTGATACAAGAATACCGTTTCAACCAGTATTGCGAGCGCCTGCAGCGGCTGATCATCGAAAAACTTGACGATGAGTTTAAGATGTTCCTGCGCTGGCGCGGTTTCAACATCGATGCTGGCCTTTTCAACATTACCTTTAACCCACCGCAGAATTTCGCCAGTTATCGTGAAGCCGAACTAGACACCACAAGGGTCAGTACTTTCACTGCTCTAGAACAAGTTCCCTATCTCAGCAAGAGATTCCTGCTGGCACGATATCTAGGACTCACAGAAGACGAGATCGCAGAAAACGAAAAACTCTGGCACGAAGAACGCAGCAAAGCCGAACCTCCGGCTGCCACGGGGCAGGACCTTCGCGGAGTAGGCATCAGTCCAGCAGGCATAGAGACAGACATCACCACTGGCGAAGAGATGGCAGACTTTACTGCTGCGGCACCCCCTCCGGAAGTGACTACCACTGCACCAGCTGCTGGATCTCAACCGGGGGCTGCTGTGGTCTCCCAGCCTGTGACACCACCGCCCGCATAAATATCAGCATGATCTTTAACGAACTTTTTGAAGATGCCCGCACCCCTTATCAGGACTTGTCGCAAGATAACAGCCAGCCCAGACTGGGTGATCTGCGCAAGACCAAACTGACTCTGCGGCAGATAAACAAACTGCGCCGGATGCAGGATGTACGGGCCTTTGAATTTAAAGAAAAAATCAAACGAGTACAACAACAGTACGCACCACCAGCACAGCCCGTGATATAGTTTTTGATTAGTCAAATAGTCAAAAAACTGTCATTTCTGCCATTTTCTACCCTGTAAACCCCCAGTTTTATCTATAGATATTAAATATCCTACAGAGCCATTACTTTGGAGGGTCTCATGAACAAATTTGAACAACTGATCGAATATGTGATCAATGATGAAACAGCCAAGGCGCGTGAGCTGTTCCACGACATCGTTGTGGAGAAAAGCCGCCAAATCTACGAAGAGATGATGGATGAAGAAGATATCGCTGAAGAGTCCACTCACGACGAAGATGAGAAAGCCGAGAAAGCCGGCGAGAAAGTAACCAAAGACATCGAGTACGATGACAAAAAAGACAAGATGGACGAAGGCATGCACGACATGGGTATGGAAGAAACCATGGGCGGTGATCAGGCCGACGACCTGATTGATGACATCGAAGTCGAAGAAGAAGGCATGGCTGTAGAAGGCGAAGGCGAAGAAATGGCCGACGCTGAACTAGAAGACCGTGTAGTTGATCTTGAAGACAAGTTAGACGAACTCATGGCTGAATTTGAAGCACTCATGGGAGATGACGGTGCAGGCGACGAAGAAGTTGATACAGAAGTTGCTATGGACCTGGATACTCCTGACATGGACGCTGAAGAAGTAGTGGATGACGAAATGGAAACAGAAGGCATGATGGAAGCAGTAAATCTCAAAGCCGCCCCTGCTCCTGTCAAAAGCGAAGAAGCCGGAATAAACAAAAAATCCACAGTGGCCGCTAACAGTGGTGCTGTAGGCGCTGCTGCCAAACCTGTCAATGTAGATGCAGGCGGCGAAGAAAAAGGTCGCACTGCTCCCCAAGCCAAAGACATGGTTGGCCGGGTGCAGAACACACCTGCACAAGGTTCGGTAAAAATGGACAGCGCACCCAAGCCCGTGACAGCACAGGCCTCCGGTGTCAACACCCGTACACCGTTTCCTAAAGCCTAAGGATCGCTGGTAAATGGCTCTTTACCTCAGAGAAAATCTTACTTTCGACGCTGCCCGCATTGTTGTAGAAGGCAGCGACGAGGGTAAGAACCTCTATATGAAGGGCATCTGCATCCAAGGCGGTGTGAAAAACGCCAACGAGCGTGTGTATCCTGTGAACGAAATTGAGCGTGCAGTGAAAACACTGAACGAGCAAATCGTGTCCGGATATTCAGTTCTAGGGGAAGTAGATCACCCTGATGATTTAAAAGTTAATCTAGACCGTGTGAGCCACATGATCACAGAAATGTGGATGGATGGCCCCAACGGTTTTGGTAAACTCAAGATTCTACCCACACCCATGGGCCAACTGGTCAAGACCATGTTAGAGTCCGGTGTGAAACTAGGAGTTTCGAGCCGCGGTAGCGGAAACGTTAACGAGGCCAACGGACATGTCAGTGACTTTGAAATCGTCACTGTCGATGTTGTTGCCCAACCCAGCGCACCCAACGCATACCCCAAAGCTATCTATGAAGGTCTGATGAACATGCCTTATGGTCATCGCGCCTTGGAGATTGCACGCGAAGCTGGCACGGACAACAAGGTACAGAGATACTTGAAAGAGGAAGTAAAACGCCTTATCAAGGATCTCAAAATCTAGGAGAAACGCATGTTAGATGCATTGAAACCCTTACTAGATAGCGATCTTATCAACGAAGACACCCGTCAAGAGATCTCTGAAGCTTGGGAAGCCAAGTTGAACGAGGCTCGTGAACAGGTGCGTGCAGAACTCCGCGAGGAATTCGCACAACGCTATGAGCATGACAAAACAGTAATGGTGGAAGCCCTGGACAAGATGGTAACAGAAGGTCTGCAAAGCGAGATCCAAGCCGTGGCTGCTGAAAAAGCCGCTCTGGTTGAAGATCGCGTCCGATTCCAAAGCAAGATGAAAGAATCAGCCACGAAGTTCAACGACTTCATGGTTTCCAAACTTGCTGAAGAAATTGGTGAGCTGCGCAAAGACCGCAAGAGCCACAACGAAGGACTCGAGAAATTAGAGAAATTTGTTGTCCGCGCACTTGCAGAAGAAATCACAGAATTCGCACAAGACAAACAAGACGTGGTGGAAACCAAGGTCCGTTTGGTGCGCGAAGCCCGTGAGACTCTGGAGAACTTGAAAGCACGATTCGTAAAAGAATCCGCTGCCAAGATGACCCAGGCTGTGAGCCATCATCTCAAGGCTGAACTCAGCCAGTTGCAAGAAGACATCAAGATTGCTCGTGAGAACAATTTTGGTCGCAAGATTTTTGAAGCCTACGCCGCAGAATTTGGTGCCACTCATCTCAATGAGAACGCCGAAGTACGCAACCTCCGCAAGGAACTGCAGGGCAAAGATCAGCAACTAGCCGAAGCCACCCGCTCCGCCGAAGATGCCAAAGTCATCGTCGAGAGCAAAGAGCGTGAGATCCGCATGATCAAAGAATCCAACCAGCGTGAAAGCGCCATGGAAGAATTGCTGTCTCCTCTCAACGAAGAGAAGCGTGCGATCATGAAGAATCTCTTAGAAAACGTCCAGACAGCTCGTCTGAAGGGCGCTTTTGAGAAGTATCTACCGGCAGTGCTGGCAGAAGGCAAGGCAGCGAAAGCTAAAACGGTAATCGCTGAAAGCCATGTCGCAGTAACTGGTGATAAAAATGTCAAGGTGATTGAAGAAGAGGATCGTTCCAACGTGATCGACATCAAACGCCTGGCAGGACTGTAATAGTTAGATAAAGGAGACTTAGATGTCACAAGAACTATTAGAAAGCCGTTGGGACGAGACCAAAGAAGCCCTCATGGAAGGCCTCAAAGGTTCGCGTCGCAACACAATGGGTGTGATCCTCGAGAACACACGCAAGTACCTGAAAGAGAATGCTTCTGCAGGTTCAACAGTTTCCGGCAATATCGCTACGCTTAATCGCGTGATCCTGCCGGTGATTCGACGGGTTATGCCCACTGTTATCGCCAACGAACTCGTTGGTGTACAGCCTATGACCGGTCCCGTTGGCCAGATCCACACGTTGCGTGTGCGTTATGCCAACACCATGACAGACCAATCTGCAGCCGCAACATCCACTGTTGCTGGTGAAGAGGCACTGTCACCGTTCAAGATCGCTACTGCTTACTCTTCAGCAAGCACAGTATCAGCTGGAACAGTTGGTGCAACACAGACCACATACACGGGCAGCAACACAGCAACGCTAGAAGGCTCCGGCGGTCGTCAGATCTCCGTGCAGATCCTCAAGCAGGCTGTTGAAGCTAAAACTCGTAAACTCCAGGCTCGCTGGACATTTGAAGCAGCTCAAGACGCACAAGCCATGCACGGTATTGACGTTGAGGCTGAAATCATGGCAGCACTGGCCCAAGAGATCACCGCTGAAATCGATCAAGAGATCCTCTTGTCGTTGCGCTCTTTGGCACAGACCGAGTTCACATACAACCAAGCTACCGTTTCTGGTACAGCCACATTCGTTGGTGACGAGCATGCCGCTTTGGCAGTTCTAATCAACCGTGTTGCTAACCTGATCGCACAGCGCACACGTCGCGGTGCTGGTAACTGGGCAGTTGTTTCGCCTGCTTCGTTGACTGTACTCCAGTCTGCAACAACTTCTGCTTTCGCTCGTACCACAGAAGGTACTTTCGAAGCACCTACCAACACCAAGTTCGTTGGAACATTGAACGGCGCTATGCGTGTGTTCGTTGACTCCTACGCTAGTGACAGCACACCTGTGCTGGTTGGCTACAAAGGTTCGTCTGAGGCAGACGCAGCAGCGTTCTACTGCCCATACATTCCTTTGATGAGTTCTGGTGTTGTTCTGGATCCAACGACGTTCGAGCCAGTAGTCAGCTTTATGACTCGCTATGGGTACATCGAACTCACGAACACGGCCTCCTCATTCGGGAATGCCGGCGACTACGTGGGCGAAATTGCCGTAAGCAATTTGTCTTTCTCGTAATCCAGTCTTACAACTACCCAGGGATGGGAAGTTCAGAAAAGCACCTTCGGGTGCTTTTTTGTTGGCAATTTTGCCAAAAAAATCAACGGCCACCCCGGGCAAGGCGTTAAATATATACACACGGAGCGATTTGCTCTGTGTAGATTTCGTACCTATAGGAGATATCATGAAATCAATCGCAACTTTAATCGCCGCAATGTTTGCCGCTTCTGTGGCCGTTGCCCAGGCACCTGCTGCACCGGCTAAGAAAGAAGAAGCCAAACCTGCTGCTGCTCCTGCTAAGAAAGAGGAAAAGAAAGAAGCAAAGAAAGAAGAGAAGAAACCTGAAGCAAAAAAGGACGAGAAAAAGGACGCCAAGAAGTAATCCTGGCGCACCGGATTTTTATCCGACAGAACCGCCCTTGAGGCGGTTTTGTTTTGATTAAATACATCATGCCCACATTCATCACTCCTTACTCTGGTACTGCAGAACTTACGGCCAGCAACGGACTCACAGTCTCTGAACAAGGGCTATGGAGATTCAGCCAGCCAGGATACAACGACGGTGCCACTTTTGGACTGAGTCTTACCCATCCCAGTCCGCTGACAGGCGGCACGCTGAGCCTTGCTGGGCAAGGATGGACCATCGCTGTCATAGGTAACACACTGACATCATACACTGATCCTGACACATCAATCACTTATCCTGCCAGCCAGTGCCGTATCACTGTGACAGGTCAGTGGGTGGTCGTGAGACAGCAAAACTCTAACAGCTTCAATGGACAAGGTATCACCTATGGTGGTCAGACTACCACTGATCAAGGCGGCCGCAGCCAAGGACCTTATCTGCTGACCTACCAATCGGCCTTGGCCACATATGTGATCCAAGGATCGGCAGTCACGGGCGGAGCGCAAGACACATTCACCAATCACGAATTTACCGTGACCTGTACCGAGACTGCGACATCTGATAACTCAAACCGAGAGTTCCAGAGCAACACCATCATCCGACCCTCTTGGAATTATACCTACGCCAAGTCCTGGCAAACAGCACCTTGATATAAATACTTGTCAACGCAATCCTGCGTTTTATGCGGCGATTAAACCCACCGCGTAGCGGCTAGAACCCGCATCGGACTTCTTTAAGGAGAAAACAAATGGGACGTCCTCTCAAGATTAAAAAAACAACAACCGTAGACATTGGTTTCAACAACCTTGGCAGCTTAGAAGTACCAGTGTATCCTGATACGCTGAATACTGCCCAGTTCCTGGGCGTAGTCGGTGGTGCCAACGCTATCGGTGGTGGATCAGTGGCAACCAGCGCCTATCCTGTGATCCGGGTGCAGGTATACCTGCCCACAGGTGGGCCTGGTAACGACGAAGCCGCGGGTTTCATCATTACGCAGAAGGGTAGCAAACAGTATCTCGTGGCCGACCAGACCGTGGTGGCTGATGAAGACCTAGTGGTTGGCCGTTCATATATCATTAACTCAGTGGGCACTACCAACTGGACAGCATGTGGCGCTAGTAAAGCCAATCCTGCTGCTGGAGACATCTTCCAGGCCGGTGCTGTGGGTTCTGGTACTGGTACCGCTTTTGAAGTTGGTGTTTGCACCTTAGCCAACGAGGCTACAAATTCGTTGACTGCGGGCAACATGAACATTGCTATATTCAACGGTGACAGCACGGACATCCTGGTTCAAAGATTGACCAACAAGTATGCGCTGACTTTTGCTAACCCTCCAGTGAAATTCCTCTTGAACTTCTTCACAGACGAAGGCACAGAGATCATTTCTGGTACACAAGGCAACGATACTTACAACTTGGCCATTGTCGAGAACTATACTTCGTAATATCAATTTGCTGGCAACCCCGATCCTCCCTGCTACATACAGGGAGGATTTTTTATGGCCGCATTTGTGTTGGGGAATGGTTTAAGCCGAGCAGGCATCGATGTCAACGAACTGGCAAAGGCTGGAGGGGTCTACGGGTGCAACGCCTTGTACCGGACCCACAGTCCCACTGCCTTGGTGGCCACAGATCGACCTATCGCCGAAGAGATACAGAATTCTGGATACGCAAAATCTAACAAATTTTATACCCGCAGGCCCTTGCCTGGATCAGGAGCTCAACCTGTGCCCAAGGCCTATTTTGGCTACAGTTCCGGTCCCATCGCCATAGCCTTGGCGGCTATAGATGGGCAACAGCCAATATATTTGCTGGGATTTGATCTTGGCCCAGGGTTGGATGGTCGTTTCAACAATCTCTATGCCGACACCCAGCACTACAAGCGCCTGGGCAGCCAGCCCACATTTACTGGAAACTGGATCAAACAAGCCACCCGTGTGATGCGTGATTTTCCAAATCAGCGATTCATCCGTGTGTATGGAGATACCACCCATGAAATAGGGGAATTCGGCCGGCTACACAACTACGAACGCATGGCTTTAAAGCAGTTCCAAGACACGCTAAATAAGCCAAAGGAATCGTAAATGGCTACATCTCAGAAGACCTTCAGCGGTGATTACCAGATAAATCTCGGTCCGTATAACAGCGCGACACAGGGCAACATCGGTGTAGGCCGAGGATATCTCATAGTCAATGGTAACTTGCTGGTACAAGGTACATCCATAGCCAGCAACACCACGATATTAGAAACCACAGCACCATTCATCTTAGCCGGTGAAAACAATCTTGGTCCGGGCAATCCCTTGGGATATGGAAATCTTGGCCTGATCGTGCAGACCGGCGGTGGCAATGTGTTGCCTACCTATGCAGCCATACAGTTCAATGGCAATGCCAACGCATGGCAGGTAAGTTCTAACACCGCATCGGGCAACAGCGGTGCCACAGGAACCTATGCCAATATCTTGCTTGAAGGTGCCAATGTTGTAGCTACGCCAGCAGGAAGCAACACCCAGATACAGTTTAATAATGCCAGCGCCCTAGGAGCCTCAGCAGCTTTTACTTTTAACACAGTGGGTAACGCACTGGGTCTCAATGGACGCATCACTCTTGCCCATCTTGCCTCGACTCCGGCCAATGTGGCCAGCAGCACCGTGGTCTATGCCAACACAGCAGGGTCGGGCGGAACCGGACTGTACTTCGTGGACAGCAACAACACCCAGGACGAGTTGGTCAGCAAAAGCAAGGCCATAGTTTTTGGTATCATATTTTAAGGATCTCAAATGTCAATAAGGACTAGCGCAATCACTTCCAGCACAGCAAACATCTATGCCAGTGCGTCAAGCACGGCCATTACTTGGTTGTCTTTGACCAATTATGACAGCGGCAACGTGCTGGCCAATGTATTTGTGGTGCCATCGGGTGGTTCGGCCAACACGCAAAATATCATCCTAGCAAACATCTTGATCACCGGAGGTGATACCTACCAACTTTACCAGGCTGGAGAGAAACTGTTGCTTGATACTGGCGACACAGTGCGAGCTAACTGCAGTGCTAATTTAGCAGCAGTGGTCAGCTACACCACTATCTAAGGTGGTGCATGGGAAACTTTGTAAAGAATCGCCGCATACCCAGTGGCAGCACTGGTGCTGTGCTACCTGGTGGCGATTCGGCAGTACGCCCTGAGTTTCCTGAATCGGGATTAATACGATACAACAGTGACACCACAGCCATCGAGTACTTTGATGGCACGCAGTTTGTCACCCTGGCAGGTGGTGCTACCTATAGCAATGCCAACGTGGCGGCCTATCTTCCAATCTACAGCGGCAACATAGGCAACGCAGGCAGTTACGCAGGCAATTTTTTCGCAGATGTGTTCCAGGGCAATCTGGCTAATGTCACTGATCTACGCATTGGCAGCGCCACAGCCAATGGCATACTGTTTGCCAATGCCGCCAGTTATGCCATCACTGACACTGATCTCACCTGGGATGGTACGGTACTGACTGTCACAGGTAATCTTTCTGCGGGCAACATCCTATCCAACAACTATCTCTATGCCAATGGATCTCCCATCGATTTCCAGCAACCTGCAGGTTCCACAGGGCAGATCCAATACAACGACAACGGTAATTTTGGCGCCAGCTCAAACTTCACATTTGATTCGGCCAATGTGATCTTATCTGTAGGCACAGCCGGCAACGGCAATGTCACCACTGGTACTGTCACTGCTGGTGCTGGTAATATCACCACCCTGACCGTGAACAATATATCTTCATTGTCCAACGCCTATGTGTACTTCCAGGACGGCGTTACAGCCACCGGCAACATTGAAACCCAGGCCAACGCTGTGATTGGAAACACCCAGATCTTGGGTGCGGGCAACATCATATTAAACACGGTCAACATCAATGGACTGGCAACCCCGGTGGTCTCTTCAGATGCAGCGACCAAAGGCTATGTTGACGGAGAGATTTCCAACACCCAGGCCCTGCTGGGCAACATAGAAATAGCCAACACCACCATCACCACAGATGGTACTTTCGCCAACATCACCATAACTCCTACCATCGCAGCCAGCGGCATGCTGGTGATCAATGCCGTGACCGGACTGGTCCTGCCCACTGGAAATACTGCCCAGCGGCCGGGCAATGCCACGGCTGGAACCATTAGATTCAACTCTGCCACAGAAATCACCGAAGTCTACACAGGGACAGATTGGATCTCAGTGGGCAACACTTTTGGCTCTATCACCACCCAGGTCATAGATGGCAACAGCGTGGCCAATGTGTTTACTTTAGATCAAAACGCCACGGCCAACAGCATCATCGTGGTCAACAACGGCGTAGTACAACAGCCTGGAGTAGCATATGCTGTCACGGGCAACACGATCACTTTTGCTGAACCACCGGCTGTGGCAGATACAGTGACAGTGCGCTTTATTTCTCCGGTGATCACCATCAATGAGATAACCAACGACAGTGGTGCAAATGCCATCTCCGTGGACGAGTCTGGGGTGGGCAATCTATCCACCACGCAGAGCGTGCAATTGCCCAGTTACACAGTGGCACAGACCACGGGATTGGGCAATGCTGCCGCCGGACAGATAATCTATGTCACTAACGGCGACAGCGGCAATGCTTGCTTGGCGGTATACAGCGGCGGTGCTTGGAAACGGGTAGCGTTGGGCGCCACGATCAGCACCTAAAAATACACTGATTTTCTCCTAACACAATCCCGATCTTTTGCTCAGATCGGTAAATAACTTTGATAGCCCTTATGGCCGGAGAAAACCATGGCATTGACACGAATTCTAAACAATCAGGTAACTGATTCCTCAGCAGGTAATACCTATCTAGGTATCAACGCTGGTTCAAAAGTACAGGATTATTCTGTAACCGCAGGCAAACTGGCCAACAATCTTACCTATGCCAGTAACTTGACTGTGCAAGGTAACCTTGATGTGCAAGGTACCACTACCACTATCGACACCTACAACGTGGTCATTGAAGATCCGTTGCTCCTACTTGCTAAAGATCAATCTGGTTCTCCCACATTTGACATAGGTTACATCGGAGAGCGTGGCACATCTGAAAATATTGCTTTTGCTTGGATCGAAAGCGCTGACGAATTTGCAACGATATTCACCAATACCGCAGTAAGTAACACCACGGTCAACGTGGTCAGCTATGCCAACTTCCATACATTCGACGCCAACGTCACTGGTAATTTGACTGTGATAGGAACGACAAATATTGCTAATATTTCAGTGGGCAACATATCTGCCACTGGTATAATCACAGCCACAGGTAACATCACAGGCGGCAATCTAGTCACTGGTGGCCAGGTCAATGCCACTGGTAATGTCAATGGTGCTATCGTCAATACTGCACAGGTAGCCAGCACCGGTGGTATCACCATCACCAGCGGTGGCTCATCAGATATCTCTCTGAGCGCAGCGGGCAATATCAATGCTGGAACCAACTATATCAACAACGTCATCAATCCTGTGCAGAACCAAGATGCGGCGACCAAACTCTACGTTGACAACCTGGTTACAACTGCTATTGCATACCATGAAGCTGTGTCTGTAGCCACCATAGCTAATTTGGCTGTCACGACCGGCGGTACCATCACTTATGCACAGCCCAACGGAGCAGGCAACGGTGTAGGTGCTACCATCACCACCACTGGTGCGTTCAATCTCATTGACACGGGCAACGTCCAAACCATCGGTACCAGGATCTTGGTCAAGGACGAAGGCAATGCTGCACTCAATGGTATATACGTATGGTCCAATGCCACGGTCATTACCAGATCCAGCGACGCTGACACCTACGGCCCGGCCAATGCCAACACATTCTCGATCAACGACTACTTCTTTGTATCATCGGGCAATGTCAACAAAGGTTCGGCCTACATCGTTGACGCACCATCTGGTACGATCACGTTTGGTACCAGCAACATCCAGTTTGCACAGTTTAGCCAGAGCCAGATTTACTCTGCCAATACCTCCGCAGGTATAAACCTTGTAGGCACGGTATTTTCAGCCAAGGTGGACGACAATACCACGGCCTTTGACGGCGGTGGCAACATCATCGTCAAGGCCGGTGCCAACTTGACCACACCCAACATTGGTGCTGCTACTGGTACCAGTTTGAATGTAACAGGAAACATATCAGGAGGCAATCTCAACAGCAATGGTGTGCTGACAGTGACCAGTACAGGTACTCTGGGCAATCTTCAAGTTTCTGGCACAGGTAATATCGTAGGCAAGACTATCATTGGCAACGCTTTGATAAACAGCGCCAATACTGCCAACGCTGCCTTGGCAGTGGGTGCTACTACATCAGTGTTGATTGCGGTTGGTAACACATCTCAGCGTCCAAGCACTGGCGTCACTGGTATGCTCCGCTTTAATACATCATTGGATTCGCTAGAGTATTACGATAACGATTCATGGACATCGGCCGGTACAACTTTTACTATAGTCACGGCAGACAGTTTTGTTGGCAACGGCGTAGCAAATACCTTCACGCTGAGCACGAATTCTACTACAGCAGCTACTATCGTGTCAATCAACGGTATCGTGCAGATCCCAACCACGGCCTACTCAGTGTCAGGCAATGCACTGACATTTACAGAAGCACCCGAAGTCAGCGATGTGATAGATGCAAGAATCCTGGTTACTACACAAACAGTGACCAATATCACTAATGCATCAGGCAATGCTGTCATTGAAGCACTGGATTCCTCAAATACCATACAGATCACAGGCAACTTCTTGCCTATTGCCAATGCCACGGCCAATCTTGGTAGTTCTTCTAACCAGTTCAACACTGTATTTGCCAAAGCCACATCGGCACAGTACGCTGACTTGGCAGAGATGTACGAAGCCGATCAGATCATCGAGCCCGGTACCGTGGTCTGTTTTGGCGGAGCCAAAGAAGTCACTACCTGCAGTACAGATGCATGCCGCAGGATAGCAGGTGTGGTTTCTACCAATCCCAGTTATATCATGAACGCTGGACTGTCCGGAGATCATGTGGTGGCAGTGGCCTTGACGGGTCGCGTGCCGACTCGTGTCACAGGAACCATACGCAAAGGCGACATGCTAGTGGCCACAGGAGACGGCCGTGCCCGCGCTGAAACCAACCCAGTGACAGGTTCTATCATCGGCAAGGCTCTGGCAGATTTTGAAGGAGCCGACGGAGTGATCGAAGTGGTTGTGGGTCGTCTGTAAGCGATCAAGCACAAGGATAGGGCACCATGGTGCCCTATTTTTTTGGCTAAATATTGAACAAATAAGGTAATCACATGGGCTTAACCAGAATCCGCGCAGAACAGATCAGTGATATAGACTACAAACAAGCGGTCCGTGTGATCACCTTGAGTAATATCACGCTGAGCGGCGGTGCTCCTGCCACTGTGGACGGAGTAAACCTTGTAGCCGAAGATCGGGTGCTGGTAGCCGGGCAAAGCACCGGCAGCCAAAACGGTTTGTATCTTGTCCAAACCGTGGGTGCAGGATCAAATGGCACATGGGTGAGATCCACCGACGGCAACGAAACCGGGGAAATCCAGGCCGGCATGATCGTCATGGTCACTGAAGGCGACAGCTATAAAGACACCCAGTGGAAGCTCACCACCAACAATCCCATAGTCATTGGTACCACGGCCTTGGTGTTTGAACAAAACTCAGCTTTTGCTTTTGGAAATATCTATGCCAACGGCACAGCAGTACTGGCCGAAGTCGTTGGCGATACGGTGACATTTACTGCCGGTAATAATGTGATAGTCACTGGTAATGCTACCTCAGATACCATCACCTTTGCCTTCAGTGAGAGCCCTAGTTTCACAGGCACATTGGCGGTAACCGGAAATATCACCGGCGGTAATCTAACCACAACTAATTTTGTCACTGCTGGCAATGTCAATTTGAATAACCGAGGCATAGTATATCTCTACGATACAGACAACAGCAACTACACTGGATTCCGTGCTCCGGGAACATTGGCTGGAAATTATATCTATGTGCTACCCACCAGCTACGGCAACAACACACAGGTCCTAACTACCAATGGTGCCGGGGGACTGACCTGGGAAGATGCTGGCTCTGGCGGCGGACAAGGTGCCACCTCTTATCCCAACTCAACTGTTCAGCCGGTTCCAGGTGCCACCGGAAACTTTGATCTCAGTTACAACTTTGCACAGACTGTGCAAGAAGTTCCGTTTGAAGCAGCAGGTACCGATGCGTTTGGGGTCAACCTAGGCGAAGTCTACAGCATGATGGATCCCACTGGAGAAATCTTGGATCCAGTGGATCTTGGAGTATTGACCTAATAAATAACCAGACAGGAGAACAGGATGCCTACCGTATTACAATTCCGCCGTGGAACCACTGCCCAGAACAACTCATTTGTTGGTGCCTCGGGTGAACTCAGTATTGATACCCAAACTGATTCCATAAGGGTACACGACGGTTCTACAGCAGGTGGGTTTTTGACCAATGCCAAGGAAGCAAAGTATGCGGACGTGGCAGAAAGATATCATGCTGATGCTGTGTATGGAGCAGGTACTGTGGTCTGCTTTGGCGGCGAGCGAGAAATCACACAATCCGTATCCGACTGCGATGTCCGGGTCATGGGTGTAATTTCAACTGATCCATACTGTGTGATGAACAGTCCACATCGGCGTCCAGATCTTACCAACGAATGGCATCCACCTATCGCTTTGTTGGGGCGTGTTCCTACCAAGGTCGTAGGCATCGTGCGCAAAGGCGACCGCATGGTTGCAAGTGCTACTCCAGGCCATGCCCGAGCATGGATTGAAAACGATGATCCACCAACCAGCGCTGTGATTGGCAAAGCAGTAGGAGATCACAATGCCAGTGGTGCAGGCATGATAGAAGTGTTAGTAGGACGGCTGTGACACTACCGTGCTATCGCCGCGACTACAGCGGCGAGTTTTTAGTCACAGAAACCCGCTGGTCCGGTGGTACCAAACAACAGAGCCGCGAGTGGATCCCTAACCCTATTGAAAATCATCATATCTCTGGCCGTGCCGCGGTCATCGTCAGTGATACCGATAGAGAGTTGTTTGATTATGCCAGACTACAGCGGCATCGCGGCGGACTGCTTGGAAAAAAGCGATTACAGACCTATGCTACCGGTGGTATTTGGCGAGACATGATCTTGGACTTTTGTGTAGGCAAAGAACGCAGCGAAATTGACGGCATGGTCGCAAAAAAATACGATGAAAGATGCACTGTTTACACCACACCTCGTATTGTATTGACCTATCCTGGGCGACTGTATCTTATCCCATTGGCACCATTGATGGACAGCCAGGCCACGGCAGTATATCTAGCGGCTTTTGATGGACACAAAGAAATTTTCTTATTAGGTGCAAATAAACACACTCCTTGGCTGAGCACCAGCACCATCGCTAACATCGGCAGCATAATGGCTGCTTATGATACCACCCAGTTCATAGTAGTGGGTGTTGAAAGCCAAGTTCCTGCCGAATGGAGGCAATGCCGGAATGTGACTTGCCAAGACTACAGGTCCTGGATCAGTTACTGCGATGTCTGATCGCGCATGCTCTGGGTGATAGATTTTATCTTAGACTGTACTGCATCAAAATTTACCGTAGACCAAAGTCCAGGATGCAAAGGCCTGGGCCAATTGTCGCTGTTAATCCAGGCGTAGCCCAGATGTTCGTGGTTCAGTGTGGGGATAAACTCTTGATCGACTCCGCAGAAAAAAGTGTGATATCGGAATTTTCCATCTTCGCTGGTGAACATTTCTAAGGGTATGAGTTTGACGAATTCCGGAAAACCGCCGATCTCTTCCTCGCATTCGCGCTTCATGGCAACAAGTAAACTTTCGCCGGCCTCGGCCTTGCCGCCAGGCAGCCCCCAGGACCCGGGGTGTTTGGCGTCATCCCTCATGAGATAGAGATATCGGTCAGTGGCCGCGGAATAAAACCAAACTCCCACGGCGTTCACAGAACCAGGCTCCATTCACCTGGAGGATATAATCCTTCATAACTCTTGACCCACTCTGTGCCTGTCCAACGATACTGCAAGCTGGTAGTGATGTTGGTGACGAACTCTGGGTTAGTAGTCTGTGCTGCAGATTCAAAGGCCACGAACCAAAAGTCTCCATCATATTCGATGATGTCGTTGGCTCGGGCACCAGCGAATGAATCCCAGGCAGCAGTGTCGCCGCCCATGTCTTCCAAGATGAGATATCGTTGGCCCGCGGCTGCTGCGGGCAGACCTTCTCCGGGCCCAGCGGTCAAGGGGTTGATCACGGCATCCACCGGCTCTAGTGTGTTCTGCGGAAGCGTGTCTTCGTCTATGCTGATCAACAGGAATCGATCATCAGTGGGATCATAACTCACAGTACCAATGACCTGGGTATCATCGCCCCACTGGTTATCAAATCGTATCTGGCTAATGCCTGGTC